AAAACACATTAATAAAAACTCCTACTGGATTCAAAACTTTTTCTGGAATTCAAAAAGTATATAAGCCTTTTTATCATTGGATAATTTTTGATGATGAAACAGAAATAAAATGCTCAGAAAATCATTCATTTGGTAGTGAAAAAATAAAAGCATCTAATATTAAAGTAGATGACTTTTTGCAAGGGAGGAGGGTTGTATATAATGAAATAGTGGAGGAGGGAATATATCTTTATGATTTATTGGATGTTGGAGAAGATAATTTATATTATTCAAATAATATAATATCACACAACTGTGAATTTTTAGGATCAGTAGATACTCTCATCAATCCAAGTAAATTAAAATCATTAGTATTTGATGACCCAATAAAAAGAAGTAAAGGTTTGGATATTTATGAAGATCCCAAATCAGATAAAGATTATTTAATTACTGTTGATGTTGCTAGGGGAGTTGGTAGTGATTATTCTGCATTTGTTGTATATGACATTACATCCTTTCCACACAAAATAGTAGGAAAATATAGAAATAATGAAATTAAACCAATGCTTTTTCCAAATGTCATTTATGATATAGCTAAAGCATATAATGAAGCATTTATTCTATGTGAGGTTAATGATGTGGGCGATCAAGTTGCATCTATACTTCAATATGATCTTGAATACCAGAATCTTCTTATGTGTTCCATGAGAGGAAGAGCAGGTCAAGTAGTTGGTCAAGGATTTTCAGGAAAGAAAACTCAATTAGGATTGAAAATGTCCAAGACAGTTAAAAAAATTGGATGTTTAAATCTCAAAACCATGATAGAAGAAGATAAGCTTATTTTTAGTGATTATGAAATTATTAGTGAATTAACTACTTTTATTCAAAAACACAATTCATTTGAAGCAGAAGATGGTTGTAATGATGACTTGGCAATGTGCTTAGTCATTTATGCTTGGTTGGTTTCTCAAGATTATTTTAAAGAACTAACGGAACAAGATGTTAGAAAAAGATTATATGAAGAACAAAAAAATCAAATTGAACAAGACATGTCTCCCTTTGGATTTATAGTAGATGGAAGTGAGGCACCAATTGGTGAAGTTGATGCTGATGGTGATGTTTGGCGTTTGGATGAATATGGGGACAAATCATACATGTGGGAATATAGGTAAACCCGTAAAATTATAAATACTTTTAGAGCAAAACTGAAGCACTAGAGGAGTCAAAATGGCGTTACGCTTAGCATCTCCAGGTATTAATGTAAGGGAGGTAGATTTAACTAGAGGTGGTATTCAAAATACTACATCTTTAGCAGCAGGAATTGCTGCTCCTTTTGCAAAAGGTCCTGTAAATCAAATTGTAACTATTAGAACTGAAGATGAGTTAAAGAATACTTTTGGAACTCCATCTAAAAATGATTACCACTATGAATATTGGTACTCCGCATCAAACTTTCTCTCTTATGGTGGAAGTCTAAATGTAGTAAGATGTTCTGGATCTCAATTAAAAAATTCTAATGCTGGAGTTGGTGTATCAACATCATCAGTATCTATTGAAAATTTTGATAATTATCAAGCATCACATTTAAATGCAAGTACTTGGTACTGGGCAGCTAAGAATCCTGGATATTGGGCAGAAGATCTTAAAGTTTGTATCATTGATAACTTTGCAGATCAAACTATCTCTGGAGTAAATACAACTAATGTTTCAGTTGGATATGGAGTAACACAAACCATCAGTGGGATTATTGCTGGTGTTGGAACTACTTCAGCAGCATCTGGTTTCTTGAAGGGAATTATTACTGGTGTTGGATCCTCTGAATTTTATGTTAAAATTGTTTCTAAAAATGTAGGTGGTGTTGAATCAACTCAAGATTACAAAGAAAATAGCACTTATGCATTTGGGGTTGGTACAACCACCAATTACTTAAATGTGGTTTATTCATCTGGAGTAACAACATCTTTAATTGCTGGTGGGTCTGTATCTGACTGGTACAACAATCAAAATATTTTAGATATTGCTAGAGGAGATTCTAGCACTTTATCTTGGAGAAGCATAGCTCCAAGACCAACAACTAATGGTTATGCTTTAGATAGAGATGGTCAAAATGATGCAGTGCATGTTGTAGTTATTGATAGTAAAAAGTCAAATAATATCAGTGGAACTCCACAAACAATTCTTGAAAAATTTGTCAATCTATCAAAAGCACAAGATACTACTATTTCACCATCAACTAAAATTTACTACAAAGATTATATTGCATTAAATTCTCAATACATTTATGCAGGAAAATCTCCTGGAGATGCAACAGATGCTTATTGGGAAGTTGATCCAGTTTCTGTCAAATTTAGTTCAGAATTTACTCCTGCCTCTGAAACTTCAGGAATCTGGGGAATTACTGCAGAAGGAGTTACATTTAATTCTATAGGAAATAAATCTTACACTTTAAGAGGTGGAAAAGATTATAGCACTGGTGTTGGGTCAACAGATAATATAGGAGGATTTAATGTAGATCTTACTGATATTATAACTGCTTATGATAAATTTTCAAATGATGTTGATGTAACAATCAGTTATCTTTTGCAGGGAAGTGTCTCAGCAGGAAAAGAAATTGAGCAAGCTAAGGCAAATAAACTTATTAGCATTGCAGAAAGCAGAAAGGATTGTGTTGCATTTATTTCTCCATACAGGACAGCAGTTGTAAATGTATCATCTGCTACAAATCAATTGCAAAATGTCTTGTCATTCTTTAGTCCACTATCATCTTCATCTTATACAGTATTTGATAGTGGTTATCAATATGTTTATGATAGATTTAATCAACAGTTTATATACATGCCTTGTTCTGCAGATGTTGCTGGACTATGTGTAAGAACTGATATTAATCAGTTTCCTTGGTATTCTCCTGCTGGTAAGACTAGAGGAAGTCTTAAGTTTGCAATTAAACTTGCATACAATCCATCTCAACAAGACAGAGATCAACTTTATTCACAAAGAATTAATTCCATAATTTCTTCACCAGGATCTGGAATTATTCTATTTGGAGATAAAACTGCATTATCATATCAATCAGCATTTGATAGAATTAATGTTAGGAGATTGTTCATCACGATTGAACAGGCAATCAAGAGTGCTGCAGATTCACAACTATTTGAATTTAATGATGCTTCCACAAGAGCAAACTTTATTAATATTGTTGAGCCATACTTGAGAGATGTTCAAGTTAAAAGAGGAATTACTGACTTCTTATTGGTTTGTGATGAATCCAACAACACTCCAAGTGTAATTGACAGGAATGAATTTATTGCTGATATTTTTGTAAAACCAGCAAGAAGCATCAACTTCATTGGTCTGACGTTTGTTGCAACTAGAACTGGAGTCTCATTTGAGACAGTTGTAGGTACAGTTTAATCTAAATAGGAGTAAAAACAATGCCTAACTTTAGCGACAGAACTATTGATAAATTTAAATCCCAGATGAAGGGTGGTGGTGCCAGAAGCAACCTCTTTGAGGTTTCTTTTGGTAGTGAACTGGGAGGAAACTTTACCTTTCCATTTGGAGATCAAGTTACAACTGATGATCACATGTTGATCAAAGCAGCAGGTTTGCCTGCTTCAACTATTTCTGAAATTCCAGTTGCCTTTAGAGGAAGAACTCTTAAAGTTGCAGGAGACAGAACATTTGATGTTTGGACCATTACAGTTATCAATGATACTGACTTTAAGTGGAGAAATGTATTTGAAAGATGGATGAATTATATTGTTAAGGTTTCTGATGGAAGTGGTACAATTGATCCTTCTGAGTATCAGACTGATGTTACTGTATCTCAACTTTCAAGAGGTCAATTCACTGGACTAAATCAAAAAGGATCTCAGGGTGGAGAAATTGACATATTGAGAACATATAAAATTCATGGAGTATTTCCAACAGGTGTTTCTCAAATTGATGTTTCATATAATAATGAAAATGAAATTGAAGAATTTACTGTAGATTTACAAGTTCAGTGGTGGGAAGCTGCAGATGCATCCAATTCCACCACCTCACAAGTAGTCTAAATACTTTATAGTTTATAATTATACAATGGCAAAACTGTTTGGGTTTTCAATTGAGGATGAGGGTCAATTATCAAAGACAGCAATATCTCCTGTTCCAGAAAATAACGAAGATGGAGTTGATTATTATTTAACCAGTGGTTTTTATGGACAATATGTAGACATTGAAGGTGTCTACAGAAATGAATATGACCTGATTAAAAGATATAGAGAAATGGCACTTCACCCAGAATGTGACAGTGCCATTGAAAACGTAATTAATGAGGCAATTGTTAGTGATTTAAATGATTCTCCAGTTGAAATTGAACTTAGTAATTTAAATGCAAGTGATGGATTGAAAAAAGTTATAAGAGAAGAATTTAAATATATTAAAGATTTAATGGATTTTGACAAAAAATCTCATGAGATTTTTAAAAATTGGTATATAGATGGAAGAATTTTATATCACAAAGTTATTGATCTAAAAAAACCAGAAGAAGGACTTCAGGATATTAGATTTATGGATGCATTGAAAGTAAAATATATCAGAAAAGAAAAAAAGAAAAATGATAATTTTGCAGGAATATACAGGTCCAGAGATGAAGCAAGTGATTTTAATGAACCAGAAATAGAAGAATATTTTTTATATTTTCCTCAAGGTCATATTCAAAAAACTGCTGCAGCAAACAAAGGAATTCCTATTGCAAAAGATGCTATTACATTTGTAACCTCAGGTCTTGTAGATAGAAATAGACAATTGACTTTATCATACCTTCACAAGGCAATTAAAGCACTCAATCAACTTAGAATGATTGAAGATGCTTTGGTAATTTACAGAATTTCAAGAGCACCAGAAAGAAGAATATTTTACATTGATGTGGGCAACTTACCTAAAGTAAAAGCAGAACAATACCTCAGAGAGGTGATGGGTAGGTATAGAAATAAACTTGTTTATGATGCAAATACTGGCGAAATGCGTGATGATAAAAAGTTTATGAGCATGATGGAAGATTATTGGTTACCAAGAAGAGAGGGTGGAAGAGGAACTGAAATTACAACTCTTCCTGGTGGACAAAACTTAGGAGAACTTACTGATGTTCAATATTTTCAAAAGAAATTGTTTAGGGCACTAAATGTTCCAGAATCTAGAACTGCCTCTGATGGTGGATTTAATTTAGGAAGATCATCTGAAATTCTTAGAGATGAATTGATGTTTGGTAAATTTGTTGGAAGACTAAGAAAAAGATTTAGTAATGTTTTTCATGATTTATTAAAAACACAATTAATCTTAAAAAATATAGTAACCGTAGAAGACTGGAATAAAATGAGTGATCATATTCAATATGATTACCTGTATGATGGTCATTTCTCAGAACTTAAGGAAACTGAGTTGATGAATGAGC